TATGACCCTGCAAATCTCCCACCCCCAACACAAGCCCTGCGTATCACCCATAGTTGGGACACAGCCATCAAAACCACCTCTCGTAGCGACTTCTCTGTGTGTACGACATGGTTAGAGACCAAAACCCACCATTACCTCTTAGACGTTATCGCCACGCGCCTTGAGTATCCTGAACTCTATCAACTCGTCATTTCTCAGGCCAATAAAACCCCACACCCAACCGTCATTCTAATTGAAGACAAAGCCTCTGGGCAACAACTTATCCAAGACCTGCGGAAAGACACCACATTGCCCATCAAAGCCATCACGCCTACACCACAACAAAACAAACTCACACGTGCCGCGACGTCCATACCCGCCTTTATTGAGTCCTCATCTCTCTTACTACCCAATGACCACCAACAAAGACCATGGTGGGAAGAGTTCGAACGGCAATGCATGTATTTCCCAAACGGTAAGCACGACGATATTGTTGACTCCATCAGCCAATATCTCAATTTTGTAAAATCCTCATTCCCGTCTGAGCCACGAATCCGTACCTTATAGGCACCCACCCCCGCCCCACCAACACCCCACTTGACACAAGTGAAAACATTTCGTAATATACAACTATGCCAAAACGCTCTGAACATGCCCTGACACTCGCACGTCCGTATCTCAATGCGGCTGATGAAGTCATTTCCAGTCTTGAAGACTTCTACACGCGCACGTCTGAAGAAGTAAAACAAAACTGTGCCTTTGTGAAAAACAAACATGCATGGCAGCAAGTCCAACACTGCCCGATTGCAGCGTACATGATTCACGCATTGGCATTTACGCAGAAAGACATCGCCCGTATCCTTGATGTCACCCCACGTTCTGTTGTGTCTTACCTTAATGGGGCAACTGAGCCTTCTTCAACGGCGAAGATTACCCTCGCCCTTGTGTTTCGGCAGATTCAACGTGTCATGAGTCAAAACTCACACCTCACCCCCAACCCCACCTCAGAAAACCCAGAAACCCCTAAAAGTCCCAAGGCATGACAAAACCCCAAAAGCGTGTTAATTTGACCTAAACCCACCATAACCACACGCGGAGGCATGGTATCATGTGGCCTTTCACAAAATCATCACCTAAGTCCTCCTTAAATGCCCCTAAGACCACCAACACCTTAAATCCTTTTGACTCCGCCAATGCCCCGGAACAAAAGGGCGAGTCCCCGTACGCCGCCCTCATGTTCAATCAGTCATCCGGGCAAGTTTATGCGTACCGTACACTGCCCCTGGAATCTATTATCCGTAATTTTGAGTCCATTGCGCCCCTCTATACGGCTGTGACCCGTATTGCCAACGCTGTGGCCTCTATCCCTATCACTCTGTCTGACATTAAAACGAATGAAGATGACCCCACACACCCTGTCATTCAACTTCTAAACGCACCAAACCCATTTCAGCAGAAGACCAAGTTTGAGTATATCCGCGATGCAATTATCTGGAAACTACTGTCTGGTAACACCTATTACATGACCTCTGGGCTGCGTCGTAGGCCGCCAACTGAGTTGTACCTACTCAACCCTTCTTACATTCACATCGAAAGCCGTAGGGATTCTCAGGGTTTCCCTGACACATTGCGTTACACACCCTCAACTGCGCCCGGTTCAACGAAACCACCTGAAGAGTACGTCCGTAAGTCCCCGCGTGACCCACAGTACTATAGCCCCGATGATACTCAGGCTGTGTATCACACCCACTCATTCAACCCCAATTATGGTACGGCTGATTTCAAAGGTAATCCTGAGACGACATCCCTGTATTACGAAATCAATCATTGGATTTACGCTTCACAACATAATATCTCCCTTCTGACCAATGGTGCGCGGCCATCAGGAGCATTTACCCTCAAAGCCCGTGACGGCCAACCTGCGATGATGTCCGAAGAACAATTCAAGCGTCTTCAACTTCAAATCCAGAAAAACTATCAAGGAAGTGCCAATGCTGGGCGGCCTCTTGTCCTTGAAGGTGGGTTAGAGTGGCAAGAAATGCAGATGACACCCAAAGACCTTGATTTTGCACTAATGAAAGAGCGTTCTGAACACTCCATCTACAAAGTTTTAGGCATCCCTGTTCAACTTATCACCGCAGACAGTGTGACAGCCAATAATCTGTCCAATTTCCGTCTTGAGTTCTATGAAAACCGTATTCTGCCACTTGCAGATGAACTTTGTACGCATCTCAATCGTTTCCTTCTGCCCCGATACCCCGACATTGCCAACACCCACGCCTTTATGGTCAACCGTGATGAAATTGACGTTCTTATCCCCCGCCGTGTTGAGCGCAGAGACGCTATTGAGAAGTCTCTGATTATGACGATTGATGAAAAACGTAAGATTTTCAAACACCCGCCAATCAAATACGGCAATAAAATCGTTGACCCCAACGGGCGGCCAATCGCGGGTGAAGACGTTGACATCAACGATATGCCTGTCATTGGTAGCCCTAATCCTGCGCCAGCGAAAGACACGCCTGCAGAGACCGTAGCCAACCCTGAAGGCAAAGACTGACCCCCTCACTTGCGTAACACCCCCTTTCCATGGTAGTTTCACCATTGAAACTACAAAATTTGTCCGTAAAGGGTGCATTAAATGGTGAAATACCGTGGCAAAGACGTTGATTTATCAATACCAGATGGTGTTAAGAAGAACGCTCGCCGTGGCCTTGACCTCGAAAAAGAGTACCCCAACCCCAACAATCAGACTGGTGAAGCCACAGCGCGGTATCTTCTGTCAAACGAAGAAGCCAGCCCAGAGAAAATTCGCCACATTGCGAAATACTGGCCTCGCCATGAAGGCGACAACCTTGACGAAACCGGCAGCGACGGCAAGCGACCATCTGCGGGATACATTGCGTGGTTATTGTGGGGTGGGGACTCCGGTCGTACATGGTCTGAGTCCAAGCGCGACCAACTAGACAGGATTGATGAATCTATGAAAAGTTCTGACCCCGTAAAACTCAACCCTTTCAAGGGCAAACAGACCATTTCTGCCCATCTCGAAGTTAAATCCTTCGATGAATATGAAGAAAATGGCCAGTCTTTTGGCTATTTCAAAGGGTATGCGTCAACATTTGGTAACATTGACCGCACAAAAGACATTATTGCGCCAAATGCGTTCAAACGCTGCCTTGACGGTGGTCGTAAGGTAAAAATGTGTTGGCAACATGACATGGCTACGCCGATTGGCTCATTCCCCGTGATGAAAGAAGATGATTATGGCCTGTATGTAGAAGGTCGCATCAATCTTGGCACAATGATGGGGCGTGAAGCCTACGCACTACTGAAAGCCGGTGACTTAGACAGTATGAGCATTGGATTCATGGTCAAAGAATATGACATCGACAAAAATAGCGGTGTTCGCACGATTAAAGAGATTGATTTATGGGAGATTTCTGTTGTCACAGAACCAGCCAACACAATGGCACAAGTGACAGCCGTGAAATCACTCGAAGACGCAGAGACATACGCTGATATTGAGCGAATCCTGCGTTCCAAAGGATTTTCCAGAAAAGAAGCTACGGCGACTGTCTGGAAAATGAAGTCAATGGTTAAGGATGAACTTAACATTATTGACGATAGTGAAACGGAATCTGAAGGGCGTGATGCCGTGACGGAGGAAGTTTCGTCTGAATCCATTTCAACACTGAAATCCATCAGGGAAGAAATGGAGAAACTGACAAAACTTTTAACCACAACTAACTAATCAGGAGAGTGTCATGTCCGACATCCAAAAAGAACTCCATGAAGTTCAGGCGTCTCTGAAAGAGTCCCGTGAACTGATTGAAAAGAGTGTAAAGAACGCACTTACTGCCGACGAAAAGGCAAAAGTGGCAAAAATTGACGAAATCCAGGCCAACTGGCAGGAAAAGTCAGACGCAATCGTGCGCGAACAGGCTGAGAAGCAAAAACGTATCGACGAACTTGAGAGCAAAATGGCTGACCTTGAAACTCAGCTTTCCCGCCCTCAACTGAACGGCGACGATGCTAAAGAAGCAAACATCCGTAAGGAAATCGACCTTATCGGACGCGCCCTGAAGCAACGCCTGACGAATGTTCACCCATCCGAAGCCTTGTCCCCTGAAGAAGTAAAAACTCTTCGTACTGACAATCTAACCGATGGTGGATACCTCGTTCCAGAAGCCTACGACCGCGAATTGGTGAAGAAAATTACGGAGATTTCCAATGTTCGTGCATTGGCTCGTGTTCGTACTATTGACACCAAGCGTATCAACATCCCTAAGCGTTCTACCCTTGTGACCGCATATTGGGTTGGTGAAGGCGACGCTTCAACTGCAAGCAACAGCACCTACGCTCGTGGCACAATCACTGCTCATAAGCAAATCGCAAAAACCATCATCACCAACGAAGATTTGGAAGATGCGTTTGTGAATATGCGTCAGTTGATTGTTGACGACGCGGGTGAAGAACTGGCTCGTCAGGAAGGCGCAGGTTTTGTGAGTGGTAATGGTATTGAGAAGCCTTTTGGTTTCATGCAATCCAGCCAGATTCTCGAAACGGTGTCCGGTTTTGCGGCTACGTTCAACGCTGACAACCTGATTGACCTCGCTTCTGACATCAAAACAGGTTACACGGCTCGCGCTGTTTACGGCATGAACCGTTCCACTATCGCTTTCGTGCGTAAGCTGAAAGACGGTAATGGTAACTACCTGTGGCAGAATGGCAGTCTTTCCGGTGGTACGCCAAATACGTTCATGGGTTATCCTGTTGTGGAAATGCCAGACCTCGACGATATTGGCGCTGGCCTGTATCCTGTTGTGTTTGGTGACTTCACCGCCGGATACACCATCGTTGACCGTATTGGTACTTCTGTACTGGTTGACCCATACAGCAATGCTGGTACGGATGAGCAAGTCATGTATGTACGTCGTCGCGTAGGCGGTGATGTTGTACTGGGCGAAGCTCTGGTCAAACTGAAATGTGCTGCTTCCTAAGAAGCAGTTGAAGCTAACCATTAAGCCAAATAGGAGATTTTATCATGGCTAATATGGACCTCTACAATGACATTGGGATTGTTCGCGGCATTTCCCCTGTTGTTGCGACTGACAATACCGCGCTGGTGAGTGAAATCATCGACACACAGGGCTACGGCTCTGTGACTTTCGGCATCCTGACAGGTACGCTGGCTGACGCTGACGCTACCTTCACTGTGCTGCTGGAAGAAGGTGATAACAGCGCCCTTTCTGACGCTGCTGCGGTTGCTGATAGCGACCTTATCGGCACAGAAGCAGGTGCGAGCTTCACATTCGCTGCTGACAACACAACCCGTAAACTGGGTTACACTGGCAGCAAGCGTTATGTGCGCCTGACCATCACCCCTGCGGGTAACTCAGGGGACGCGCCTCTGGCTGCGTTTGCTGTACTCGGACACCCATCCGAGTCACCTGTTGCCTAACGGTGACAAATGATGTGCGGGGGGTATGTTACTCCCCGCGCACACTTACAAAATTCAGGAGACTCTCATGCTTGTAAAAATTCTCACCACTTTCAAAGCGCGTATCGAACCCGATGCGAAACCCGCCCTTTTCAAGCGCGGTGAAG